ATACGTCAGCCGCGAGCAACTGGAACAAGCCATGGCTGCAACTCGCCGCCAAGCTGCTAACGATGGTGCCAAACGCGGCATGAGCATGACCTTGGATCGCATTCAGCAATCGCCCCAAACCCGTAACCGCCTAGGTATCCGCTGATGGCTACATTCCCTTCGCTAAAGCCAACCTCCCGTAGTTTCCGCCTAGGCGACTACCCGAGCAAGACCTACCGCGCTTTGTCTGGCGCCATCGTCAAGCGCAGCTTCGGCAACCGCGCCACTGGCTACCAACTGGAGCTGGAGTTCCAAAACATCAGCGAAGCCAACCTCGATCTAATTTTGGATCACTACCTCAAACAGCAGGGCACGCTTAGCGGGTTTGCGTTGCCAACGTCTGTTGTAGCGGGCTACGATACCGCAACCGGCAACAAGATTCGTACACCCGCTGGTATTGAGTGGTTTTACGCCGAAGCCCCTAACGTCCAGAGCGTGATCAAAGGCATTAGCACCGTGCGAGTGCAGTTGATTGGAGAATTGGCATAATGTCCACGACCGTCCGCATCGCGCAGTTTTTCTTTCTGACGGATAAAACCGGCAACCGCTACGCCTTTCAGAACTACTTCGTCGGCAGCACCAAAAAAATCGGAAGTATCAGCTACACCTTCGCACCGTTTCGGGCTGAGGGAACCGTCTCAAACCTGACCGGCGACAACGCTCTTTTGCAGGTGCTGTTCCCGGCGGAAGACTTTTCCATCCGCCTTGCAGAACAGGCAGACGGCAACCGGCTTACTCGGCTGACACTCACGACCCAGTGGCTTAACGCCAACAACGAAATGGTGCGTTCTTATCAAGAGCGGTATGTCGGCATTGGCGCCAGCATCTCTGACACCACGCTGGAACTCCGCTTCCGCTCTGCGATGGACAGCGTTGGCGCGGAGTTTCCCGGTCAGACTATGACCCGCCGTAACGTTGGTCCCCTGCCGACCAGCTCGCAGATTTCGCTGCAATGATCAACACCAACGAGTTCATCGGGTTAACCCGTGCTTGGGGCGCACTACCCGGTGACGGCAGCGGTCAAGTGGACTGCTGCGCCCTTGCAGCCGAAGTCCACAAGCGCCTTGGCTACTGGGACTACGGACCCGAACTCCGCGAAATTTTTGCCACCTACAACGACGACACGCTGCCGCCAAAGTTCATCGCCAAGTGGCTGCTCAAAAACGCCACCCGCCTTGCTGGACCAGAACCCCACGCTGTTGTGTTGTTGCCGAGTCCGGGCGTTGGCGCCCTCGGTACAGTAATGGAAGACAACACCGTGCTTTTTATCGGTCCCGGCGGTAAGGTCATTCGTACCGCACTTCCTGCAAACGACGGCTGGTACTTCAGGCTGAACAAATGACCCGCAAGCTGCTGCCCTACGAGCACCAACTGATTGATGCTTTGGGCATCAGCAAAGAAGAGTATCTGGACTTTATTGCCGCTGCTCCTGTCTACGAAGACGCCAAAGAAGGGACTGTTTTAGATGTACGCAACGCTGAGACAGTTGCCATTGTTTTGACGATTGTCGGCATCTTATTTCAAGTTGCAGCAGCACTACTAACACCAAAACCAAGTATCCCCGAGACACGCGGCGTCGGTCAAACACGCGATCAACGATTTGCGCCACGCTTCGGATTTAACGGCGTTCAAGAGTTAGCAAATTACGGCGATCCAATCCCCCTCGTCTATACAAACACCGCTGACAACAACCAAGGCGGCGTTCGCGTCAACACCGCTCTCCTCTGGAGCGCAGTTTTAAGTTTTGGCGGCAACCAGTTTATGCAACTGATGCTCGCCATCGGCGCCGGAAAAATCGGCGGCATCGACATTACGCGCACAGCCATCGGTCAACTTCCTCTGCGTGATTACCCGCAAAGCAACATTTGGGCGTACTGGAACCCCAACAGCAACACCCGCTACAACCAGCTCGCTAACGGCAACATTTTTGCTGATCCCACACGCTTAGGATCTGTTAAGCGCCCGACTGCTCGCTTAAATACCCTCGCTACTACAGATGAGTTCGGCTTCAGCCAGGCATACGCACCAACAACAAGTGCAGCTTGCGGGGTAACTGCCGTAATCCCGATCAACGTGCAGGTACTGCGAATCGACCCATCAGGCGACCGCAAACGCAGCGACGTTGGCACAGTGCTTTCTAATGTTGCAACCTACTGGCCTGAAAACGGTTCGCGGCGTCTGATTCCCGTTGGAACGCGCTTTACGCTGACAATTCCAGCAGCAGGCGGCAACGACGAACGCGCCAAGGCACGACGTGGCGAAGCATCCGCCGTCTTTTCTGGAGCACGCTTCAAAATCGGTTCCGCAATCCTTCGTGTTATTAGCATCGCTGGCTCGGATGTTGACATCAGCAAGATGACGCTAACTTTGCAGTGCGAACGCACCGGCAAATTCCCTGGCGTCAACTACAGCACCAAACACTGGCTTACCGCAAGCGCAGATGTAGCAAACAAACAGACAAAAATAAACAACAATAACGCTCAGATAACAACGCTTACTTCAGACAAAGAAGTGCTTCAGTCGATTATTGATACCAAGAGCGGTCAGCGTGCGTTTTATGTCAGACAGAAAAACGTCCAAGAAGTTGTAAATCGGTACGAGCGTTTTCAAAATGGACGTGACTTCGGTTCCGAAGATGCCCAGCGAGCGATCAAATACATCAACACTCAAACTACCGCGCTTAACAAAGAAAACGCTGCCTTGCGAGCTGAGAACGTCCGCATCAAAGCAGCAGGCGCGTATCAGCGACAAGCGTACTACTTAAAGTGCTTGGCGCATATTGAAGAAGCGCACTACGCATCAACTACATCGTGCCAAGCTCTCGACTTTGCACTGAAAGTTCGTGCATATCGCCGCCTTAGCGGTAGAGCCGAAGTGTACGGTAAGGACCAAGAAGATTATGGGGATTCGTCGTCAGACAACGGGTTGCAAGCGCGTACCGTCATGTTTCGTCTGTACTGGCGCTTTGCTGGTGCTCGCGGTTATGTTGCTGCTCCATGTATCTTTTGCGTGCGTGGCACCAGCGAGCAAGACATTTTTACCTACCTGAAACTAATCTACTCCAACATTGCTTTCACTCGTGCCTACAACGCACGTTACTGGGAAGTCAAGTTTGAACCCGTATTGGAACCAAAGTCTGAAGTCGGTGTAACGCGCTATTGCTACCTCAACACCAACGGCAGCCTGCGCCGCGTCAATGCAGGCGACAAGCAAGTCTTTATCCAGTTCAACGGTGACGTTTACAACTTTACCGATCTATTGCCAATCAACAAAATCACGGACGACATTGAAGAGTGGGATCTGTTTAACTACGACGCCAACTCTCAAAGCCAGTTCTCCTACGAGCAAGGTCCTGAAGTTACGATTACTGCTGTAAACGAACAACTCCTCCAGCCTTGGAGCGCCTATAGCCCCACTTTGTATGACGGAATCAGCACACTCGGTCTGCACGTCTTTGCCGCTAAGACCACCGAAAGTCTGCGAAGCGTCAGCGCGTGGGTCACGCAGGGTAAGGAGCTGCGGCGCCTGTCAACAAACCCTGCTCTGTACGATAGCAATTCGGAAGTTGCCGCCCTGGTGCGTAGGCGTCCTAGCGGATCTTCCAGCTACGCCTCGGATATTTTCTTGGACACGGTGCTGGATCCAATTAACGGCATTGGGCAGTACGCCTCAATCCACTCCGTTGATGTGCCGCAACTAGCCAGAACAAAACGCTTCTGCGTTCGCAACAGGCTATTTATGGACGGAATTATTGCCGACCAACGGAGCTGGCGCGAGTTCTGGGCACAAACAGCACCGTTCAGCCTGCTGGAGTTCGCCAAGATCGGTGGACGCGACACCCTCGTACCCGGTGTGCCCTATGACGCATCCACTGGAGCAATAGATCCTGACATTGCCATCAGCGCACTGTTCACCGCAGGCAACATTCTGGAAGATTCGTACAAGGAAGAATTTATTGATTACGGCGCCAGTGTGCAGGACGCTATCGTCACAGCGGTCTTCCGCGATACGACAACTAACGATGTTTTCCCAATTAACTCCAGCGTTCAAGTATCGCTTCGGGAAACAGATGCAGACGAAGCCGTCCTTGAAACACTCGACGTATCGCAGTTTGTAACGCGCCGCGAACAGGCAATCCTGTTGACAAAGTTCCTATGCCTCAGTAAAAAGTACATCCGCCGCGCCATCGAGTTCAAAACTTTTCCGACCGACAGCCCTGTCTTTCCTGGTGCTTACATCTACGTCGAGATCGGTATGAACCAGTGGAACAGCATTTACAGCGGACGCATTGAAGCTGGCGGCGCATTAAATGCTCCCTTGCCAAGACAAGTGCCAAACGGCACCTATACGGTGTTTGTGTATCGCGGCGGTGTCGGCACCAAGCAGTTCTCCAACGTTGTCGTCTCCAACGGTGTAGCCGCAGCCTTGAAGAGCTACGAAGACGCTCTGTTCGTACTGGGCAAGTCGGTCAAAAACAAGCGCGTCTTCCGAGTGACCGAAGTAAGCATGGACGAGGAAGGCGAAACCACCATCAAGGCAGTGGAGCATCCCACCGACAGCGCCGGTCGATCCTTGATTGCCCAACGTTTGATCAGCTCAAATCAGTTTTTTGTCGATGGCGCTCTTGGTTAGACTGAGCATACAGCAGGTCACACGCACACACTATGGGCTACTACACAGGACGCACCGGGGCCTTGTTTTTGGGTGAGGTTAGTAATCCAGGCGCGACTCTTGCCGCGTTGAAGCTGCGCGACTGGTCTTTGGAGACGTCTCTTGAGCTGCTAGAGACCACCACAGTAGATACTGCCGTCAAGAGCTACACGCCAGGTGCAGTGAGCGCTACGGGTAGCGCCACTGTGCTGTATTACCGGCGTGAGGGAACAACTAGCACTGAGCCTGGCGTCCAGTTTGATGATTTCCTAAACAAAATCATGAAGACCAGCACTGCTGGAGTGACAGAAAG